ACATTTTATTTTGAATTATCAGATAAATCTATATATTAAATAATTAAGGTCATTTTTCTCATTTTCATCAAAATTCATCTACGACACTAAAGATGTCGTAGAATTCTTTTGAGATTCATTTTAAAATTGCTGCATCCAACCCATCAAAAAGAATATCATCACCGATAACATTATATATTTTATCTTTGAATTGTTCCAACTCTTTAATATATCCTAAACATTTTTTCTTATCTTCTTCTGTTTTTGGAAGTGACCAAGTACCCTCATTTAATTTTGAAAACTTGATGATTTTTTCCATTTGAAAAGATTGTTTTTTGTATATATTAATATTTTAAAACGAAAAATCCGGTATGTAAACCGGATTCTTCTTATAATTTAGGTAGTCTATAACTACTAGGATTAAAGGATTTTGTCAAATTTGATAAGTTACCAAAATTTGGCATTCCTTTGTGTTGTTCACCATCTTGTTTATCCCTTTGTTTCTTTTCTTCTTCATGTCTTTCATTCAATAAATTTATATAATCTTCGAATTCATAATAAGGCCAATGATCAACAACCGTTGTTGGTTGTCTCATTTGATACATAAATTCAAATTTATTTTTTCGTAAACTTATCAAAGATACTTGGAATAACGAAAATACTTGAGGCTCCTTCGGGAAACGTAAATTCTGTGTGGACCTCCGCACCACACGATGGACACTTAGACATCAATTCTTTAATACCAAATTGAAGTTTTTCAACAGCTTGATTTAAGAATTGAAATTCTTCCATATCCTGTTCCTTGTTTCCGGATCCTTTTTTGAATTCTTCCTCTTTTTGTTTAATTTGTTCAGGTGTAATACTCTTCATATTTGTTAAAGTATATGGTATAATTTTCATAAAAGATACATTTGGTGTTTTACCATTTTGAACCAAATCTTTAATATATTTAAAAAATGATTCCTGTAAACTAATAGTTGGTGGTGCAATTTTCCAAATTTTACCATTAATATTGAATTCAAAAACTCTTTCGTTTGTATTGAAAAAACTTTTCAAATTTTCATCAACTTCATGACTAACAAATGTCTTTGGTGATTCCTTTGTAGGTGTTGCACGATATTGAATTTTAAATTCGTGTTCACATTCACATTTAACATCTTTTGCTAGATTTACATTTTTTTGGAATGTTAATTCTCTAATCATAAAGATTAGGAATATTCTGTCGTTATCTTTCAAATCTTTATATGATCCAACTGTACCATTTGGAAATTTTACTCTAATACAACGTGATAATATTTCATTCATTTTTTCTGTAACATCTACTAAATTTTCATTTACAATAGCGGAATAAGCTTGTACTTCATCAACTTGTGCTGCTCTGATAAAAATCTTTGTCCCCGGTTTGTAAAAAATACCAGCGGGTAAAGCATTTAAATCTACTGTTAAAAAATTCAATAATGTTTCATCACCAACCACTTCAACGGGTGTTTGATCTTGTTGTATTGATGCTGTTTCTTGTTGTAAATACTTTGATAAAGGATCTGTTGTCTTATCAACTTTTGGAAATTCTTCTGCCATAATTATTTATTATTTTTTATTTCATTTATTTGTGTTATGTAATTTTCAAACATATAAAAAGGTAATCTATTTATTTCATCACTATCCAACCCTTTATATTTCATTACATAATATTTATTTTTAATTAAATTATCTAATGATGATACACTAAATAATTGTGTAATTAAATTTTTATTTAATCCAAGTAAACCATCAGATTCAATAGAATATTTTTCTGTATTTATTTTAGATATATCATCCATATTAAACTTCAATTTCTTTCGAATCACATTTGAATCTAACAACCAATTCTTTTAAAGTGTGATCATTCCAATCAAAATATTCAGGTGCTAATATTTCTGTAAACATAAAATTTTTAAATTTAACTCGATACATAACTTTTTCTTCGACATCATGAAATTGTATTTGTGTCTGAATTGGTTTATTCATCCATTTTATTATTGTTGTTAATGGAACAACTTCATTTTTATCAACATCCCAATTTAAATTAAAATACATTAAATCACCATCAACTCTAAATATTTGATATGATAATTTTTCTTCTAATTCTAATGGTGTAAAACGAACTTCTGCCAAATTATTCCAAACCGGTTCCCATGATTCTGTTATACCGGATAATTCTTTGAAATTTTTTTGGTGCCAACCGAAATGTGCTAAAGGCATAATATATAGATTATTTTTTATAAAATTATATATTACAAGTAGCTGGGTCCATATTGAATGGCAATAAAAAAGGTGTATAAAATTATACACCCTTTCTTTGTAATTTTTGTAACTATCTGATAATCAATATTTTCCTAGTAGTAGAGATCATTCCAATAATCGACTGCGAATTTCGCTGTAAGAGTTTGGATATCTCCAGTTGACCAATCATGTTCTTCCCAACCTGTAAAGTTTGTTATCCATGCATTTATCCAGTTAACACGTCTGATTACCCTACCTTCACGGTCGTGAACATCAATAGTAACCATATCAGATTTAAGATTTCTCTTATATGATAATTGACCAGTTTCATTATTCCATACTAAATCGTACCAATCCTTTAACATTCTGAATATAAACACCGAATTAGAATCTTTGTGCTGATTCAAGTTAAATTGAATTTCAGTAGATTTAATAGATGTTTCTTCAGGTGTAGTTGGATATAAACGAGTTGAATATTTGAATCTTTGTGTTTGTACTGCTAAGTCCGGATAAGTTGGTAAACTACACTTTATAGCGTTTTCTAACAACAGGTTAGTTGCCTGTGGGTGAATTGCTTGTAGTGCTGTTGGCAAAGTAATACGTACTTCAAACAGATTTTTATATACCGGTTCGTGTAAATCGGTTGCTGTACTTACGTTGGTAAAATGTGCTAATGGCATATTCTCTTTTCTTATTTTTTATTATATATTAATGTTTAAAACTGGATTTTTATCAGTCTTAATATTATATATTGATATAGCTTCGTTCCGTTTAAAATTTTCTAATATCGTCCATATCTTTTATGTTATTCAAATAATGTTTTAGTTCTATCAATTTATTTATAAATTCTTTATTAACGACACCACTTTCATCCCAAGCGTTTCCAAGTAAATCATTTGAACATAATGCTCTAAGATTTTGATATGTTTTCCAAAAAAATGGGTCATCTTTACTTACTTTATTCACAACATTTTCATTCAATTTAAATTCTTCCAAATGTTTCATAACATAAATTTATTTTCATGTATATATTAAATTTTTACAATTAATTTTAATATATATGGTTATGATTACAAAATTTCATTTATTTGAACGAAGTAAAAATTCATTATTTGAATCTAAAATTGATATTAGAACTTTTTATCATGCTACAAAACCAGAATATTTACCAAGTATAGTAAAACATGGTTTAACACCAAATATTGATAGAGATACGAACTGGCATGGTGCATTGGGTAAATGGAGTAAAGGGAAAGTTTTTGTAACCGCTGATATATTTACTGCACAATTTTATGGTGAACAAATAAATAATTTCAATGATAATTTTCATCCTATTTTAAGAATTAAATTAGATAAAAATGAACTCATAAAAGATGATGAAACGGAAAATGATTGGTATAGTACAAAACCAATTATAGGAAATTTTCAAGTTAGAGATATTGATAAAACTTGGAAAAAATTAACCCCCGAAGCAGCTCAAAATATTTCTGATGGTTATTGGGATGAACCAAATCCAATGAATGAAGGTTTAACTGTAACAATTCCAAATAAAAAAGTTGTAAAAATATTGAAAAGAAAATTTCCAGATTATTACACAAGTATATTATCCGATGGTGAATTAGAAATAAGTGCTGGTCGTAAAGAATATGTTGAAGATATAAAAAGTATTGATAATTTATGTAAAATTATTGGATGGTTTATATCACATGGAACCGTAGGTGGTTCATATTTCAAATATAGTGAAGATAGTTTTTTTGAACACAAATTTGATGAAATAATTTTAAAACCTATTTTCGATTTAAAAGATGTACCGGGACAACCAAGTATAATGTATCATGTCACACCTAAAAGAAATATTGAAAGAATAAATAAGACAGGTTTGGTACCAAAACATAAAGATAAAACTTCATATCATCCAGATAGAATTTATCTAACTGATGAATTAGAATTCGCTTGGGGATTAAAGAAACAATTTGAAAGAAGATACGGATTAGAATATGATATATTAAAAGTAAATATGAAGGGACTGGATATTAAATTATATTCTGATGTTGATGCTAGAACTTATGGTTTTTACACTTTGGAAAATATACCACCAAAAAAAATTTCAATTTTACCACCAGAAGAATATAGGAAACATTGGAAAGGTGTTCAAGATATATAGGTCTAAACACCGATAAATACACTTTATAGGTCTAAACACCGATAAATTTAAAAATAATAACAAATTTATGGAATATTTATTACTTTTTACATCAACCGCTGGATTATCTGTGGTTATTAACACAATCACAGAATTTATAAAATTACAATGGCCATCAACAAAACCATATATTCAATACATATCTTGGGGAATTGGAATTCTTTTAGCTATTATTTGTCAATTATTAGGGATTGGAATGTTTGTTGGAATAACATGGTTACAAACTATTATTCTTGGTCTTGGATCAGGTATGGTTTCTAATGGTACTTTTGATACCGGTTTAGTTGATTGGATAGTTTCTTTATTTAAACCAAAGAAAACATTAAATTAATTCATAAAAAAGGAACCAAATTGGTTCCTTTTTTTTATATTGTTGCTTTTACACTTGGTATAAAACCACCAGATTGAATACTACCTTTTTTGAGAATGGTAATATTATTCACAATAACACCCATACCCTTTATTATTTCAACATAAGTATCAAGAACACCCATTTGAATATCTATGATATAATCGGTATTATTTGTTTCATCCATAACGTTTTTGAAATCATATAAAGCGTAATTATTTTTGAAATATTCACAAATATAATCTGCTCTGGAAATGATTTCATTTCTTATATCTTCAGTATTGAATCTCCATTGATAGTTCAATAACATATCATATAATTTATTTTCAAGTTCGATTAGAACTTCACGACTATGAATTATACTTAAAGAAGTGTATGGAAATACTTGAGCTGTATTTTCAGTATTGATGTAGAATTTTTGATCTGAAGTATAATTTACAGCATTACAACCCATTTTATTTAAATTGGATAAATCATCATCCGTAAATTTCACTTCTATTGCTGTTACATCAGGTAAACTACCCATAATAGATCCAGCAACAATTGTCCAAGGATAAATACCACCCGTACTTGTTATGAATTTATTCATATAAGCTTTAGCGGCTTTCGCTGCAGGTGGAATAAATTTCGTATTGTCACTTACATCTTTAACATATGGGAAGAAATAACCAACGGTTGATCTTCCAACACCGGTTCCAAAACTATATAAGAAACTAGGATTCAATTTAGCATTTCCACCCTTTTTTAAATATTCTGTATTTAAAGTTCTATCACTATTCATAAAACTAGGATTTGTTGATGTTTTCAATTGACGAACACTAGGCATATTAATAAAACCGAAACAATTTAATTTTGCACCACATAAATCTACAAATTGTTGTTTTGATTTATTTGTCAAACCCAAACCAAATGAATCAACCAAATATCTCCAACTAATACGATTTTTATTTGACAAACCCTTAGCTAAATTTGTGGTTTTATCTAAAACACTTAAAATTTCCATTTGACGTGTATCAGTATTATTTGGCATTGAATCGTAATCTACTACAAAAGGTTTCAACATCAAACCATTATATTCATTAAAATAATTATCAATTGTTGAATATGATGTTGTTTGATAATCTGAACTTATCTTAATAGGACCATCAGTATATAAAATTTTCCAATTTGTATTAACAGTATCATTCTTTATATCTATGATACGAACCATTTTTCTAGGTAACATTCCCAACAAATACCCTTCACCAAAAGGATCATCATAGTAAGCGGTATCATAATAAGCTTCCAAATACATACCTCTTTCAATCTCATTATATCTAGTTTTATCAACATAAATATGATAAGTATTTTGAAAATCTGTAATATCAATCGTGTTTTCAATATCAATAGTTTGTTTCCAATTTGCAACATCAGAATAAATTATTAATTTTTTATTATATTGATTTACATCACCCCATAAATTAATATTGACAGGTGAACCATATTCATCTTGGAATTCAATTGTTAAATTATCATCCAAATCTAAAGAAAAATGTAAATATATTTTATATGATGTACTACCTGATATATTTCCATACCAGAAATAATCACCATTATTAATATTTCCATTATAATAAGCTAAATACATTGAACTCCATTTTGCAACAATACCCGTTCCACTACCAGTGTAATATTCTAATGGATGTGCTGTTGTTTTTAAAGTATTAACATTATTAATTGGATCCATTACAAATTCTTTATCAATATAATAAATTAAGAAAGCTCCATCTGATCTCATATAATCAAAAGGATTTGTTGTCAAACTAAAATATATTCTTATTCTAGCATCACCCGTTGATGTTGGTGCATAAATAGTAGGATCTTTAATATCATATTTATCACCATTATTCACATTTATAATAACACCTTTATTAAGTATTATGTTAGTGTAAATATCTGTAAATAATTTAGTCTTTCTTAATTGATTGTAATTTGTATAATCAATAGGTAATTTTGTTCCAGTAAATGTTATATCTAAATATGTATATGTAGTACCTGTACCACTACTTCTTGAAACATCACCATTTGCTGTTAATAATGGTAAGTAACTATTTCCAGCGGTTGATGTTATACCAGTATATGATGATAATATAGTTGCACCCGATATAGTTCCACCGGAATAAATATGTTTATAATAACCAAGAATTATATTTTCATCTGTTGATAATTTAAATTCTGGTTTTGACGGTGATGTACCGACATATTGATTACCAGTAATAAAATGTGCAGTTGTACTTCCAGAACTCAAATAAAGTATATCATATCTACTATATGTTTGTGTATAATCATTTATACTAAATTTTTCTGCATAAACTTTTTTAGATTCTAGTGTGTAAATTGTATCATATAAAACATATGTAAAATTACCATCTGTACTATTATCAATAAGTACAGTTTTTAAACCATAAACGGATATGGTTGTTGTACCACTATTGGATATAACAATTGGTTGTCCACTTGGTATGTCAGATATTTTTATATTACCCTGATTCACTTCAACAACATAATAAGTTTTACCTTCTTCTATTCCATCAAAAGATTGATTGAAATATATCACATCACCCACTTCTAAATTGGAAATTGTATCGGTATAACCGGTATCTTGCCAAGTATTTGGAATTGTAGTTCCACTTACAAAATCTTGCCAAGTCCATCCAGTATAACTAAATGTTGTACCAGTATCTTGCCAAGTATTATATGTCACAGCAGAATGAAAATCTAATGTTATAGTATCACCAGATATACCAATAACATTAACAGAAATTACATTTGTACTACCAGATGGTGATATATTTGTATATAAATTCGTATAATTTGCTGTTCTTTGTGTATACCCTGTTAATATAGGAATATTCATATCTGATGAATAATTACCAAATGAATTTGTTGGACTATTCAAACTATCTAATAACATTTCACCAAATTCTATTTGTTCCGATATATTTCCTTTATATGAAATAAAATCCACAGATTTTTTTAAATTTCCAACTAATGTTTGTCCAACGATATCAACATTTCCTTTATAATAATCATACTCTAACAGAACTTCTTTATTATAAGAACAGAATAATCCTGTTTTATCAGTATCCCAATTTATAACTGTTTCAATTTCCATATCTCTACCACTAACATCTTTGAAATATGGTATCAAACTAACATCATAATAATTTATAACATTAACTAAACTATCATTTAAAAAATTACTAATTTGAGATTTGATCAAACCTTTTGTATTAAAATATTTACTCCAATAAACATCATTTGATAAATATTTATAGTCACTCCAATCACCAGTTATTATCAATACAGTAACCATATAATCAGAAATCCAATCTTTAGGAAAAATATAAGATGGAACTTGATCTGCGGAACCATACCATTCTTCAGCAGTAATATCAAATGTATCTTGTATTTGTGATTTATAAATAAACAATGTTATTTGTTTATCACCCATATTTGTAAAATTCAATAAATTCTTTGTTGGGTCTGGTTTAGTTGAGTTTACATCATATTTTTCTTTAACGATATCCAAAAATGATTCAGAACTTCTTTCCCAAAAATCTTGACGATTAAAAAACCTTTCATATGGTGCAGTATCTTTTTGACCATTATCATATTGTGCTGATACTGAAAAACTTTCGTATTCCAATATGTCTCTAGTTGGATCTGTTTTTAATAAATTCAAAGCCCAAACTGGACCAGTATTCAACATATCTTCAACTGTTCTATGAAAGAATGAACCTTTATTTTCTAAATTCTTATCAACCGGTCCAAATATTTTTTCGAAATCGGAAGGATTGTTTACTCTAACAGGCACATTAAATGGACCTTTTTTAGAAAAACCCGGCACTAAATTTATCAAAACATCTTGGATTGGAAGTTGAACGATAGACATATCTTTTTCAACAATGTAAACGTCTGGTCTTGAATAATTTCCTAAATCTTGGTTTGGAATTGGCATGTTATCCTAATTTATTTTATTAATATATATTAAAAAACATAACTCGAAATATTGGATTTCTAAATTAATATATACGAGTATAAAAATAATCAATTGAAAAAATGGCTGAATGGATACAAAACGGTGAAGAATTACTTTCCATAAGAAATAAATTGAATAGTCTAGAATCATTAACTGGTGTTACATCTGGAAGTAGTGGTATTTCTGGAAGTTCTGGAAAAGATGGTAATTCTGGAAGTTCTGGAAAAGATGGTAGTTCAGCACAAAGTGGTATTACCAGTGGTTTTCTATCCAGTCGTTTAGCAATAGCAACATCATATAAAGCTATCGAACAAAAAAAATATACAATTGGATATTCTACCGATACATCTGATGATAATATTGCA